AGGACGAGGTATGTGTCGGCCCTCTTTAAATACTTCTGACTACGAAAAGATTTTGCCATTGTTTCTTGTGTCCGTTCTCTCTATAGATGACTTTATATTCTTCCAATCGACCAGGTCTTGCTCTTCGAAAATCATCTTTCCATGAAACAAAGACATCATCCTCTTGACCTTAACCGGATCAAACTCTGGTCGGAATATCTTTAGTGCGTTCCTCGGGTTGATGTCCTTCTCGGCAAAATAGGTGAGCCAATTCGCTCTATACTTGTGCTTCGATTTCATGCTTTAGGCGTTCAATTTTCTCTCTCATTTCCTCTACCTCGTCACAATATTGGAGGATGGAATTGATGACCTTCATGACCTTGTCTCGGTCTCTGATTGGCTTCTTTCTACCCACAATATCGCTCATCCAACGCTGTCCGTTACCGCACATATGGTTAATATAAGCCATGTTTAACACATCTGCATGAGAACGGCAGATCTTAATAAAGGACATCAATAGGGAATCTCCAATAACCTTTTTCTGTGTCTTGTTGTCTTGCGTGGTATCCAAACTATTCTTGTGGTGTAAAATGTGTGCGAGAAGTTTTTCCAAACCAAATGTACTATAAATGCCAATAAAATCAAAACTTTGCACCGTCTTGCCTATTGCAGAAAGTGATAGTAATTTTTTTGAAAACGCCAGGTGATCAGGCGAAAATCAGATCAGGAGGACCAGGATTGGCTCAAATAAGGTATAACCCTCTGAAAATTAGGCACAAAAAAAAAGGATGCTGAATTAACAACATCCTTTTAAGATTATCCATGATTAAATTCTCATTCGAGATTGCAGATGATATGAACTATCGGGAGCATTATTGCTGCTACGCATATGACTCCGATAGACTTGGTGAGCAATGCTACGAATAAGACCAGGAGCAAGACGATGTATACCACCACCATCACTTTGTCAAATAGGTTACTCATATTTCGTCCCCCGATAGTTTAGGAATCAACCCGAACTGATTCTTGTGGGTGAGGCATAGCACCCCGACATCATTTCCTTCCTCGTCTTGCGATGGATATATTTCAACCCCATCATCCAAGGTGATAACGATTGTGCTGTTGTACCATCCGTTCATTTCGATTTCTTCTTTTGTCATAAACCTTACTGATTTAATGACCTTACCGACTAACATTTGTTCGGCTTGTTTTGTCCAATAGTTTTTCATGTGTTTCTTATTATTAATTGAAGAATCCTTGCGATGGGCAGTTCTTTGAATCTTCTACATCACCCCAGGCGAGAGAGTCATCCTCTACGAATCTTGGGAAGATAATCCCTTTGTGATTGAAAGCCAAGTCAATTCCTATGCTCCTCTTCTCTCGTTCAGCCGAAATGATATCAGCAAAGTTTGGATTGTCCTTGTTAAGCTCGTAGACGGCATCGTAAAAATCAATTCCTCCGAATACACCGTATCCTTCGTAATCCTCTTCGACAAACTTGTCTCCGTTAGGCATTAGCATTACTACTCTGAATGTTCCTTTGTTTGAGTATGTGTTACTGATTGAGCGATTCGTGTCGCTTGTTTTCCAACTAAAAAATCCCATGTTATTTATTGTGTTAAGTTATTATTTAAGGTCATTAATCAATTCTATATCCGATGGAGAGTATTCCTCATCCCCTTCAGCGTAATCACAAATGTCTTGAGGAATGTATCCGCATCCGTCAAACAATTGCTCTACTGAAATATCTGCCGTACCAAATGTCTCTAATTGCTCAACCATTGCACTTCCGAATTCTCGTATCTCTGACGCATCAGAGAAATACCAATCAAGGAATCGAGATGCCTTGACTACATTCAAGGTCTTCATTCGAATTGGTTTCTCTTCTGCGTAATCAGATATCGTTTCGGGAAGTTGACAAAGTTTAGTGATGCTCTTCAAGTCTTCAAAGATTTCTGAATCCTTGTCGAATATGTTTTGTTCAGTCAAGTTGATCAGGACTTGCATTGCAAGTTGATTGATAATTTGCAAATGTTTTTCTGTGATTTCTTTTTTCATTGTTTTGATTTATTTATTGATTTCTATTAATGTTCCGTCCGCTTGTTCTTCGTAGTAGTAATCACTATCTTCAATGTCCCATTCAGTAAAGTAGTAGTCCTCGCATTCGTATGCTTCCTTCAGAAGAAATTCGTCCGATAGTTCGTTGTATTCGTCAACATTCTGCTCTCGCAAGTACTTGATTAGGTCAGATTCATTCACGAAGTAGGCATCACCATCGTAGACGCAATAACCTTTGTCCATTCCTTTGCCAGTTGCAGAGTCTTTTCTCGCCCATTTAATTTTATCCATCGTCTTATGTTTTTAGTTGTTTGGATTTAATGCGTTACCTAATATGCTGAAGAGAGATTCTTTATCGTCTTCCTTCGTGAACTTCAACTTGATGATTCTCTCCACATAGAATATGTGGTGACAATTGTAAAGGTCAATTAGACCTTGTCTCCAAAGAGAGACATCTTGAATGGATGCTCTGAAGTAAAAACCGTTGACATATTTGCAGAGGACATCCGTATAGATTGCTTCTTCAGTAATCTCAAAATCGTCAGCGTTGTAGTCTGCTCCAATGTGGGCATTAAGATGTTCAAAAAGCTGCTCCATCGAATCGAATTCCTCGTGTCGCTCAATCGTGTGAGCGTTGACTTCTTGTTGTTCTCCATGCTCATAAGAGTCCAGTGTGGTGATGCATGAATGCCTTGTGATTCTAAATTTCTCCATTTTTTCTGATTGTTTAATTATTGATTTGATTTGTTGTTTTTTTTATTGATTATTAATACTCCATCCGAAATGAACTTGTGTTCCGTCATTTAGTTCATATCCATTTTTTACACCGTTCTCATTGTAGGTAGACTTGGGGAAGTTCTCTTGTCCGAATCTACCGAGACACCAAATAGCATCTTCGCAGTTGTTCCAAAGGTCACCATTGGCGAAGTTGTTTTGGATTTCTTGTTCTTGGATGCAACGCAGTTCCGCAATGCGTGAATTAAGCGTTTCGTTCTGATTGTTCTTTTTCACTTGGTTTGATTTATTAAATGTAATATCCGTTTCCTTGACTGAAATAAGTCTCGCTATCCGAGAATGATAGTAATTCGCATTCTTGTGGATGCTCGTTGTCATCGGCATCGTGAACAAGGAATGTCTCGCATTCGAATTCAAGTCTCTGCTGCATTTGTCCTTGTCGAAAGGATTGGTCAATTGAATACCTTCCTTCAATCCAAATGATGACGAATGTCTTGTCATCCAACACGAAGTCTCTATCCAAATCTATCAGACCAGGCTCTTGCTCATTTAGATAATCGTTGAGAATGATTGCGATTCTCTCTATCTCGTTTGTGTTTAGTTCTATTGTTTTCATATTACTTGTCAAATTTGTATTCGTCAGTTGTTAGGTCAGTAAGTATCTTGATGTTGTGCGAGTAAAATAGTTCCATGACCATTTTGTTATCTTCACCATTACATAGTTCAATCAATTGGTCAAACAAGAATGTTGCTTGTGCGTGAGCCAAATAGAGTCTCTCAATCAATTCTTCCTTGCTGATATTCTCCTCGTGGAAGACTGACCAAATAGCATCGTCAGTAGGCATATGCTTCGCCAATACTTTTTCAGTAAGTTTCAGATCAGGCAAGAAGAAGTCATCTTGAAGGTCATCGAAGGAATCGTGACCTTGGAAGTAATTGATTCCGACAATCTCATAGTTCTCGTTTTTCCATTCAGATATCCATCTATCTGATTCCTCAACGAATCTCCATTGGTGTGTTACCTTCACGAAACGATTCTGATTCACGTTGTATACTCTACCACAAGCACAATCCTCAACACAAATCTCTTCTGCTCTTGCGAATGCTTCTCTATAAGTACAATCGTGTTGGAAGATTCTACCTTTCCATCCGAACTTCAGTCCTTCTCCGTCCACAATCATCAGATAGTCACCAATGGTGAACTTCTCCTCTTTCGGCATCATCTCTTTCATGCTCTCGAATATCTCTTCAAAATTGATTCTATCGAAGGACATTAGACCAAATATATCCGACAACGCTCTTCCGTTAAATATCTCCTCTTGAAAATTTGCTTTCAAGTTGTTTGGATTGTTATACCTTCTGATGTTGTCGAATGCATCTTCTATCCAATCTTGGTTATTGTGGATGTGTGAAATCATTGTGAAGGTTTCAATGTTAGTGTATCCGTTCACCGTTTGGTCTTCGCCAGGAATCCCCCAATTTAAATTTGTGTTTTTCACTTGTCTTTAAGTTTTAATTATTGATTTTGATTTTGATTAGTTCTCTTCCTCTTCGTAAGCTGCAAATCCGAGATCCACTAAAATGTCTAGTATGCAAGTTGTGTTTATATCTAGAATGTGAGCAATGTCTCGAATCTCGAAATCGCATAACATAAATTGTTCGCAGTCTCGCTGATAGTTGTCGAATTCGTTCTCAAGATATTCTCGAATTGATTTCTCTTGCTGATAATCCATGTGCAAAATTCTGCGATTGATGTCGTAACAAATATCGTTAACGGCATTCATTACTTTGTCTTGATGTGTTGTCTTCATTTTCTTAAAAGGGATTAAAGGATTGAATTACTAAGTCTTAATTTTGATTCTGCTCCAAGTCTATCTATAGAGCGTAGGTAGGTGAGTAAAAGGTCAAGGTCTTCGTGCGGAAGGTTGACCAGAGTACCGTCAGATTTAAAATCGGCAACCCCCTCATCGTCACATTCCCAAACAACATCTCCTTTCCAATCTTCGATGTAGCAATAGTAATTACCTAATTGCTCTTCTACTTCGCTTACAACAAGCACGAATTGGTTGTAGTCTTTCTGCTCTCCGCTTTCGTACTCATTCCATTCCTCAAGTTCATCCTCGTGAACTAACCAAAGGTCACCATCCTCAGTTTGCGTTAGGTAGAACAATTCGTTCGTTCCAATTTTACGCATCTCGTTGTAGTGAGAGATGATAGTATTCCAATTGTCCCAATAGTATTCGTTGTCTCTCCCTTGGATTAGGTCATTCAACATCTCAGTTAACAAGGCATCTCCTCTCTCCGTATTGAATTCATATAGGCACGAAGGATGTATCATCTCCTCTGCAAACAATTGTGGGATATAAGTTCCGTTGTGACCATCAAAAATGAAGATGGATTTCTCTAATTTCATTGTGCTTTTCATACTGATCAGGCATTAGGTGATTAAAAATTTTCGTCTTCAGAGATGTTCTCTCCGTAGTTGTCCCAAAGGAAGTCAGCCATACAACTGCTCCACATCACATCGTGATTCCATTTGAGTAGGTTAACGTATTCTTCACTCGTCTCAACTTCCCAAATGATATCCGTAGGACAATCGTCTAGGTGATAAGCGTAAGGTGAATTCTCTAACCAAGTTAGGTAGTTGATGATGTCTTGCGCTGAAGCGTCTTGCTTTAGCATAGGGATTCTTAAATCTTTCATTTTCTTGTTTGTTTTTTTTATTACCAATTGTTACAATTATTTCTTGACTCGTTTTGAGCAAATGCTTCCTTGCATATCTGCTCCAACTTCGCATCTCTGAATGTTCCCCAAGGTGCTATCCCCTTGTAAGTTCCATACTGATATCCGTAAGTATTTACAGTGACCATATCCTTTGCGATGATGTACGCAACGCAGTCTTCAGTAGGCAAAGCACCTTCAATCTTTCCTACTCCCCATTTAGATGTTGGAAATAGTTGAAAGACATCTATCGTCTTCAGTTGTCCGTATCTATCGCAGTCAGCAGTTCTATAGTATTTCTCGAACGCTTCGTAGATGTACTTCTTGGTTACTCTCTTTGTCATGGTCTTAAAAATTATTGGTTAATGAATTGATTGATTGCTTGTGTTACATTGTGAAGCAGAGTCGCTCCGTTTGGAGACATCTGAACTTTAATTCCGTACTCCTTCAGTTCTTTGATGTAGTACCCTAAGTCATACATAATATCTTCGTTGGTCATACTGAATAGGTCAACCGAGAACGAATCTAATTCCTCAAGGAATCTTTCGAATGTATTGTCCTCTTCCCAAACCCAACCCATGTCAAAACAGTAGTGTCTTACTCCGTCTATGTACTGAATACCTTCAGAGACAACATATGTCTCACCCTCATCCGAGATGCAGAGGAATCCATCCTCGTTAATCCACAACTTCACAAACGCTTCCTCTCCAAATTCCGCTATCAATTTATCTTGTTCAGCGCAAATGCTCTTCGTGGTCTCCTCGCTGAAGTAGGGAGTAAACCATCCGTTCCAACGATTACCATTAGTGTAACCTACAAAGGTGAATTTCTTTGTACCATCGATTGTGAAAACTTTCTTTTCCATGTCTTAAATTTATTATTTTGTTAGTGTTTATGCAATTTCCAGTTGGACTGCATCTTAAAATTTTTGATTGATTTACTTCTTCAGTTTAATGATTAGTGATACGGCAGATATAAGGAAGGTAAAGAATGCGAATTCACATAAGTTAACATCTCTCTCCACCATTGAAATTAGAATGATGATTGTGCTTATTAGCATACAAGCGAATAAGAATGTTTCGAAGGCAATTGACTTTTTCATTTTGTTTTATGTATTAAGTATAGCGAAATGGATGGAATCGAACCATCAGATGTATACACATCTCTCCAAGCATTTCAGATTATTTCCATTACGTCAAAGAACTGCGGACTTTATACGCTTTCCCGCTATTTGCGTCCCTACTTCACACTTTCGTTTCCTCTATTAAGATTGCTCCGTTCGTTTATTGTACTCGTGTAGTCAAGGTTGTAGGTTGCTCCTCTTGTTATTTATATTAGGTTGGTAGTTGCTCTCTTTAATTCCTCGCTTTAGATATTCACATATGTAAAGGCATATAACTATTCAGTTGCGGAGTAATAACCAATCTTTCAATGTTCGCCATTCCGTTGAATGCTCTGCAAACCTACAAACCCTATTCAAAACATTCCAAACATTTTTTAGAGCCATTATTGGAATCCTAACGCAAGAGCCTGGAAATTAGCATTTTAAGTACCAAAAACACCACAAAAAAAAGTGCATATTTTCAACTGTAAAGCACATACGAGGCAAATTAGACCTATAATGAAGCACCCAAAAATGATTTAGGATGCACCATAATTTCCTCGCAATTGGATGTGATTTGTATTCGATTTTGAATTGCCTATGGAATTAGTGCTTGAACGCTGAATAGGTTTGCTACGAAATGTTGTGGTTCATTCGACATTAACCTTTATAGAGTTACGAACAATGTTATGAACAATGAATGCCTTAGTGAATCCGTAGTAAATATGCAATAGGTTTGCTGAATAGTTACGAACAAAGTTGCTAACATATTTATTCGGCAGATATTCCATAGGACAACGCGATTCGTGACGGCAGTAGAGCGTTTATATTGTGCCGATGGTGTTGTGATATTGCTACGCGATTTGGATTGAATGTTGCCTATCGAATGGAAGCGAGAAGAACCAACTGTAGCGCGATGCTCAACCTGATCCGTAGCAGCTTTTTCCTGGGGGGGTGGGTTCGGAAAACCTGATCTCCAACCGGATCGCGTGGTGGGATGTCGCATGGTAAACCCCCCTCTGTCCACATCTCGCCCCCTTTTTGTTTTGGATTGGGTATCCCCTTGATCCCCTTTTTGTGACTATATAAAGATACGAAATCTATTCTAAAGATTATAATAATATGGGCCAAAATGCGGTTTGTCCATCGGTGAGTATCCCGATTCTATTGGGTTTGTAATTTTTGTAATGGGGGGGGTGGTATCGCAAAATGCGTTTCTTGCATAATGCTGATCAGGATGTGGGGACCAGGGTGAAAAAAAATTTTTGGCGGTAAAAAAATGAGAGGGCATAAAAAAAGCCTCTTGCGAGGCTTATTCATTGCGAAGTATTTTTTTATTTAGTCTTTCCAACGCAAACCTCTATTTGCTGGTTTGAATTTTTCATTTTGTTCAGTCATCTTTTTTTCAAGTCTTAAAACTTCTTCGTAGCCTTTAGGGTTTAAAATTGCTGACCTTCTGATTCCTGCATTTAAAGCCTCTGAATTTCTCATTCTACTGATTTTAGCCCAATCTGCTGAGTCTTTAGGCGCAGGTGCTTTTTTTAATGCGGCTGTTGTGTCTTTTATTGTTTGAAAGACTCCCTTTCCTGGATCTTTCTTACTAGAATTTGCTTTTTTAAGCACTACTTTTTTAGAAGCTTCTACTTTTTTATTTGATGTCTTAGGTGCTACCTTTTTAGGTGCTGCACTCATCTTAACTGTTTTCTTAATTGCCATGGTTTTTTATATGTTTATTTAGTCTTTTTTGAGAATGTTCCGTCAGGATTCTTTACAAAGGTAACACCGCTTCTTGTGTATGTTGTTTTGCTTACACTTGGTTTTGTGGTGTATGGGTTAGGTTTTTGAGTTGGCTTCTTGGGTGTTGTACCCATACCGGTTGTTTTCTTAATTGCCATTGTTTTTTTGTTATTAATAATACACAAATATACAAAGCTTGGTTTACTCTGCAAAAAATAAATGAGTTGGTTACATCTACTAACCATCTTGTCGGTGTCAACTAAATGGCACAGAAAACTTGACATGAGGTTTTTTGGAAAAATTCATGCAGTAACTCGGCTATATTCCGAATTGATGTTGATTATTTTCCACTAAAGGGCTGATTCCGGGGATTATTTTCCACGATCAAACATTTGCCAGTGGAAGAGGTTTACTGTCCTTTGTTTGTCACAAAAGTATGCTAAAATTGTGACGGAAAAACCACACTTTAGTATTAAAATAGGGTTCTTACAGTCAAATTTTGGGGTTAATGACTGCTATACCATACTATAGTGTGGTAACAATTTTACCTATGTTTTTGTTACAAAAAGCAACTTACTTCAATAGTAAAAATTCAAAAAGGTAAAACTATCCCTTGACGATCTCCTTGAGTTGGGAGAGGATGTCTGTTTGAGCCTGTCCCCAGAAAAAGTCGCAGGTTCCGTCCTCCTTGATTGGCGGCTTTGAAAAATACGCCTGACGGTATTCATCAGCAGGTGCTGTAAATCGGTAGCACTTTTCTTTATGGGGACAACTTGTCCCTGGGTTGCATTTACTTATATCAGCCATTTCCGTAAGTTTTGTTAAAATATTCTTTCGATGAATCGTGTGTTAGATTTTGGTAGTCTAAATATCCCATATCATAAGCATCTTCAATTTGTTGCTTCTCTATTTGTTTAGCTTGAAGTTTTGCATTTAATAGGTTTTGAATAAATAACTCATCGTCAATTTTGTTATCTTGCCTTGCTATTAATATAGCATTAACTGCGTTACTGTACCACTCTATAGCTGTCTGTTTACTCATCTTGACCTCCTTAAGTTTCGTTGTAGTAGTGTTCAGGATTTTTAAACTCAGGTTTACCATCGTACATATATGCGCATCCATCATTAAAACCAGTACCCATTGCCATTTCAATCTGCTCCTTCTCCATTTGCTTGGCTTGTTCAAAGATTTCTAACCATTCATACATTGATTTTGCTTTTATTATTTGGTCTTCAGTAATGTGATTTACTAACCATTCAACCGCAGTTTGTTTCTTTTCCATATCTACTCTATTGTTAAATTACTGTCCTGTAGTTCCTGGCGGATGTACTCTCGTAACCTGTAGCATACGTCCATTTCTTCTGGAGTGGCTTCTCCTGATCCTTCGAGGGCGTTTCCGTACTTATGTACGCTGCGAAGCTTTTGGTCTAGGTCCCAGATAAACATCTTGTACTTAAACCCATCGAGAGCAGTACGCAGTTCATCCGCCTCTTCTACTCGGTCAAATTCTATTGTTACCTTGCTCATAGCTTTTCTATTTCTGTTTTTACTTGTTCCCAAAATCTAAATTCAGAATCCATGTTTTGAAGTTGAAATGAGTCGCTTCTACCATAATCGGTAAGTGCCTCTTCTATTTCAGCTACTGCTATTAAGGCACAATGCTTTGCATCGTCTTTTGCCTCCTCATCATAAAGCAGTCCTGCTCGTAGATATATCCAATACTTGTCGACTAGACTCTTCGCTTTTTCCTTTGGTGTCATAACTTCTTTATTTCTAACTCCACCTTCCTCCAGTAGATTCTGTGTGGAGCAGTTGTTTCATCGTATTGAAATTCTAGAACCTCCTTGACAATTTCGTCTACTACTTTTAAAGCACATAGCTTTGCTGTAGGGAGGTATATTTGAGAGTAGTCGGATAGTTTTGGAGGCTTCAAATTCATGAAGCTATCGACTAATTCCTTTGCTTTAACTTTTGGTGTCATATCTATAAATGTCTAAAAAAATGTCTAACGAATGTCTAAAAAATAAGTTTAGACATTTGTGTTTTTATCAATCATTTATGTTTAATTTCAAAAATGCTGTTAGCTGTACTCAAGGGTAACATACACCACATCTATTACGAGGAGACGCTCTGTGTGGTTGCATTTTTATTTTTCTTTCTTATTCATTTGAGAGAGTACCCATGTCAAGACCTCTAACTTCAACTCATCGGAGATATCCTCACTAAAGGTCTTGCGGAGCATTCGCTCATAAACTAGCTGCTTCACTATCTTCATTGGATGCCCCTAATTGTAAAGCGTTTAGAAAAGCAACAGACTCTTGTTGGAACTCCGGATCATTTCTCATTGCGTTGAGAGCATCGTTTGCTACAGAAGTTAGATCTTTAGTTAATCCTTCAAAAGACTCGAGAATTTCTTCGTTGCTCAACTCCATGTTAAGCGCCAACAACTCGGTTAATAGTTTATGGCATGAGAGAGCAAACTCCTGTACTGTCTCGTTTGTTACTTTTAATCTTTGCATTTTGTTTATTATTTTCACAAATATACAAAAGTTGTTGGAGTAATGATTAGTAAGTTTTCAACAATACGGATTATAGATTTGGAGGAAGTTTGTACTCCTCTCCACTTTCTTTCGCGGCTTTGTAGTCGTTGACAATGTCACATAACTTTATCTTCTTGTCTATCTCGGGACATCCAAGTTGGTGAGCGTTGTAGTAGCCACAGACAGGGCATTTATATTTCGGCTTTTTCATGACCCACAGTATAAGCACCCTTCGTCATCGTCCTCGATAGAGTGTGCCTCGTTATTTATTCTAATAGCCTCCATTTCAATTTGCTCGTTAGTCCACTCGGGATGAAAGGCTTTAAGTTGAGATTTAAGAAAAAGTAGTTCGCTCATGACTATAAATTTTGGTTATACAAATATACGGAGAGAAACTTATTTACATATCTTTGTTTAGCAAAAAATATAATATGGCAAAGGTTCAGTCAACTAGCACATTTAAGAAGAAACCGAAGGTCCGCAGACCTGGTGTAATCGCAAAGACAAAGTGTTCTTGCTCAAAGAACTCTAAAAACTATGTTAAATCATATAGAGGTCAAGGGCGATGAAAAAACAGATGCTTAAAAGAAAGGATGGTAGCGTGTCTCCAAGAGGACTTTGGGATAATTTGAGAGCCAAGGCAGCTCAAAATAAAAAGACTGGCGCAAAACCAAAGGCTCCTACTGCCGCAATGGAAATGCAGAAAAAAATTATCAACTCTAAAACTAAAAAGAAAAAGTAATGGCAACAAATACTGACAGAAAAAAGAAAGCTTCAAATCCTAATGGAGACTACAGAGGGAGAAGAAACATTTTTGGACAAGTTAAAGACAAACAGACAAATATTACAACTGAAAGAAATGATAAAAGGGGTACAACTACTACTCGAAAGGAAGTGGTTAAGACTCGATCTATTTCTCCAAAAAGAACTGTTGTTGTAAAAAGTGGAAGCACAACTGAAGCCCCTCTTGGATACAAAGGAATATTCAAATCAAAGGGTGATGTAAAGGCTGTGAAAACAAAAAACTTAGATAACTTTATAAAAAGAAAAGGTGGAAAATACACACCATCATCTAATCCTAACCAAAGAGTATTAGTAACTAAAAAAGATATAGAGGTTAAAAAAACAACAGATGCTTTCCGTACAAAGAAAAAAGAACTTGAAAAGGCAGCAAAAAACAATAGTACAGTAATGGACCTAGAAAGAACTAATACCATGAAGGGTACAAAAATAGAAAGAAATCCTTTGAATAAAACAAGGATATATAAAGCAAAGCAGTTACCAAAAAGAGTTGCTGTTGCTGCTCAAAATGGGCTTATGGCTCTTGGAATAGGTAATGAATATAGAAAAGCGGCAAAAAAATAAAGCTAATGGCTAAGACACCAGCATGGACTCGAAAGGAGGGTAAGGACCCAAAAGGTGGACTCAATGCAAAAGGAGTCGCTTCTTATAGAAAAGCAAATCCAGGATCAAAGTTGCAGACCGCTGTGACTACCAAGCCGTCTAAACTAAAGCCTGGAAGTAAAGACGCGAAGAGAAGAAAAAGTTTTTGCGCGAGAATGTCAGGTATGCCGGGTCCAATGAAGGACGAAAAAGGCCGCCCAACAAGAAAGGCACTTTCGTTAAGAAAATGGAATTGTTAATAAAAAAATAGTATATTTGTGTAAATATTTAAAGCGATGATTATAGGTACAAAAGAATTAGAAGATACTCAGAATGTTGTAAGAATCCCAAATGGTGGGGGATACGAGGAATACAATTTTTACAAGTTGCAATACGTTAAAACTGAAATTGTTCAAGGAGTTACAGCGAGTATTCCTAATACAACACCAACTTTAAATCAAGTAAGTTTGGCTAATAAGGGATTGGACACAGATACTGAAGCTTATTGTTCAGAATATTTCCCATATGACCCTGACTGGCAAAACAATGACAGTTTTATATGTTATGAATCAAATAGGGATATAATGAACGCGGCAGGAGCTAATGTAGGTCGCCTTCATTCTCAGGTTGATGTTTATAGAATTATCCAATCAACTAATAACGCATACTAAAAATAAAAAAAATGAAACAACCATTAGTAAAAACACGCAAGAACCTTTTAGGTCGTGATGTTAAAATTACTCGTTTAGGTAATGAGAAAACTCGTGAAGTCACTGGAAATCGCGTAGCAAAAACTACAGTGTCTAAAAATTTAAAGACTGGAGGTAAGAAAATTACTTCAAGTAAAATGGTAATTTCTCCAAGAGAGCAGATGGTTGATGTTATCAACAAGACTAAATATACAGGTGCGGCAGGTAGAAAGCGTATGCTTGATGTAAATCCTGAGACAAGTAGAAAAAAGACTACTTCTAAAGCTTTTGGTGTAGACCCTAAGAAAGCAAAAGAAACTAAAAACAAACTTTCAGTTAGAGAGAGTGCGAAGAAAATGTACAAAGGAACTAACTTACCTAAGAAATTCAATGGCTAAAATGTATACCACTTCTAAGACTAACCCTATTACAGGAATGTCTACAGATAATAACCCTCGTCAAGAAAAGAGACAGGTTAGAAGAGAAGAGAGAGCTTTAAACAAAAGCCTTAACGAGGGTATTAAAAAGCAAGGTAAGGCTTTAAAGCAATACTACAAAGGCACTCCTGTTGAAGAGACTGCATCTACTCCAAAAACAAAAGACTGGAGAGATAAGGCTAAAGCAGATAAGGGTGGAAAAAAAGGAGTAGTTGTGAAAGGCGGTAAGGGTGGTCGAGTGAATATCAACAAGATGGATGCGTCTTGTAAAAAACCTAAATAGAATCTCGGTTCATAAAGATAGACTTAATTGATTCGTAAGGTAATTTAAATAGGCGTGGGTTTCCCATGCCTATTTCTATTACAGCGTATTCCGGAACCAATTCATCCACTTGACGTATAGACATTACGTCTCGAATGTCGAACATAGTTCTTACTAGTTGTTCAGTTGGAGTTAAGTCGAAGAAGTTTATGTTTCCGCTATTGGTTAGGACCTCCAAAGCCTCTATATAATAGCCTCTAATCAACATTTGGTCTTAGGATATGTCGGATTAATCTTCGTAGGTTCTTTGCGTCTCTATAGGAGAGAGGAATCAATTGTCTGCCCTTATCATCGGTTATAGCAACATCCACTCCTGCGCCATTGGCCCATTCAGAGACTTCCATAAACTTCCCTTCCTCCTGATCGTGGAAGAATGTCTTCTTAATTTTTTTTGTGTGCATTTTCTTTAAATCTTAATAGTTGGTCTTGTTCTAACACATACGAGTCTCCTGTCCCAAGGTTACGAATGTTCTCTTCTTTTTTTACATCCTCTGAACGAGAGTATCCAGCAAACCGAATTGTGTAGTCATCCTCCACTATGGCGAGGACGTACATATCCATCGGTTGAGAGTTTAACTTGACAATCATACGCCCTTTTGGAAGGCGAGTGCTTTTGATGTCTATTGTCAAATTCTTATACACGCAGTCTGGTTGACCTGCCGTATCATCTCCAAAAGACAAACTGAAATGGATGTTGTGCCACTTGCAGAAGGCATACTCCGAAAGACATCCGTCAAAGTCTATTTCAAACCCCGACTTGTCCGAGGCAAACTTTTGGTCCATCACATTTTTCTTTCTACTGAAGAAAGATCTTGTGGAGGCAAGTGTTCTCAAAAAGTGAACTTCAGATTCGTTTAGTTTAATCGTCATGATTGAAATCCAGTTTGGTTATCATCACCCCCAAAGTAGGAGAGGAATACTATTATCGCTGTTATGATCACAGCTGCCATTAGAAATTTATTCATCGTATTTGTTTTTTATAGTCCGCAATATCCAGAGTCGCAGTCGTTAAAGTCTTCATCAAATAGATCCAACTGCATCTTGTAGTTCTTTATCTTTTCGTATGTGATTCCGTTCTTAAACGTGCAGTTGTTTTCCTGCTCCATTCTCATGAACCAATCAAACTGCTTCTCGTCCCTCTTGCTCATGTGGTTGAGGAAAATCTCGTTGCGATGGAAACAACCTACGCAATTGTTCTTGTAAGCAAAACGAACAGGTTTGTCTTTCCAGTAAGTCTCTACAGCGTCCTTGAATATTCCGTCTTCGATCAAGGGGAACGAGACACTTCGGTATGGCAATGTCTTCCACTTTTTTCTTCCGTTCTTTTCGCCTACCTTAAACTTAAACATTTCTATTCCGTCTTCAGCCTTATTCAACATAGTTCTTGCACGACTCATCTCGTTTGCACGAAATCCAATTCTCATGTCTATAGGAAGTTCTGTGTTCTCATAACACCATTGGGCAATAGGTTCAACTTTCATTTTAGAGGTGCAAAATCTTCTCGTTACATTTGGCAAGTAACCCCCAGCAACTTTGATTACCTTCTCAAAGGTTGTCTCACTTAGCCATATTATTTCTTGCCCGATGTATTGCTCAAGGTCCAACATTGTGTACACAATTGTGTCTTCTTCAAGAGTCCCAATGAATTCCTTCCCAATCTTGTCGGAAACAATCTGTCTTACCTTCTCGTCTGGAAAGAGAACTCGCTTATCATCGGTCCTCACAAGAGAGAAGACATTGTAGTCAGCAGGGTAATGAACCGCTAAGTACGAAGATGTCTTCCCTCCGCTTAAACTATTTACTGTCTTCATTCGGGATCAGTTGTTGTTCCAATAGTAATAGGATCTACATAAACAGTATCCCTTGGTATGTAAGTAGCCTTAAACATTTGGTAATCTTCTTTACTTAATGGGTAGTAATTATTTGTTGTGCAGCTTAATGCTAGGCAAGTTATTGCAATAAGTAAAACTGCTGAGACTATTTTTTTATTTGTTTTCGACATTGTTTTGTTCGTTAATTATATCAGTAACTTCTTGAATTCTTTGTCCAATCCACGCCATCACAGGAACAGCCATTGAGTTGCCTAACGCTTTGTATCTTGGACCATCGGGAGACTCTTCCTTTTTTCTATATGGAATGTTTGTAAAGTTATCGGGGAATCCTTGTAGTCTCTCGCACTCCACAGGAGTTAATCTACGAACTCTTGCGTTCTGAATTGTACCACCTGTGTGATTGATATCCGAAGCGGAGGATGAAAGAGTTTGAGAAGTCTGCTCGTTGATGCTCATGTTGTACATATCAACAGCAACTGGTGGGTCAGAAACAACTAGTCCTCTTCCGTCTTCTAGGTCTTGATTTCCCATTCCCTTGTAGTCTCTTGCTAATAAAGATCCTACTGTTTCGGAATCATTTGGAGATAACCACTTTGTTTCAGAAACTATTGGTGTGTTTCCACCACCTGTTCCCCAACGAGATGTAACTGTACTACTTGTTTCACCCATCTCTTTAACTCGACTATCGTTTGGGTGATTTTCGTAAACGTCCTTTTGAATTACAGCGGAAAAATGCCCTTTATCGGGCATATATTGATCATGGCAACGAGTGGTTAAACTAGCGGCTGTTTGTCCTCCGTCCCACCAAGATCCGTTTTCTACAACAGAAACAGTAGATCTAACGTCTCCCACATCAAAACAATTCAATGTATTTGACACCTGATCTTCTACCCAAGTTTCTAATCCGTCTTTGGTTGTTGCTCTGCTTGATTTACGGTATGGAGTAGGGCCTCCCTCAATCGCTCGGGTAACTTTTTGCCTCTTACTTCTGCTCTCCGCAATATCCCTGCACAGGCTTTCTGACTCAAATAGAACCGCTGAGGCAGGTCTCCAGTCTCCAAGGTATCCGATAAGAAAGACTCTTCTGCGTCTTTGTGCGACTCCAAAGTGTTGAGCGTCAAGAACTCTGTAGGCGAACCCATACCCGAGTTCCCCCAACGCCCCGAGGAGGGAACCAAAATCTTTTCCTCCGTTACTTGACAAGACGCCAGGGACATTTTCCCAAACAATCCACTGGGGTTTTGCTTTGTCAGCAATGCGACAGAATTCAAGGGCCAAGTTGCCACGAGGGTCTTCCATTCCTTTTCGGAGACCTGCAACTGAGAATGATTGGCAGGGAGTTCCTCCAACGAGAACATCGATAGTTGTTTCATTAAATATAGGGTTTGAGTGAATTAAAGTCATGTCCCCAAGGTTTGGGGTTTCTGGGTAATGGTGCTGTAGTACAGCAGATGGGAATGGTTCTATTTCAGAAAACCATTGTGGCTTCCATCCTAATGAGTGCCAAGCCATTGTTGCAGCTTCGATACCCGAGCATACTGATCCGTATCTCATTTGTTCTTTATTTTTTCGATTGCACTTTTTAAATATACAGCCATATCAAGGCACTCCTCGTAGGCTTCTTGTAACCACATTAGGTGGTCATAGTCAGTTCGGTCAACTGTTGTTCCGTACTGTAAAAACCCTTTCTTTTCTCTGTTTTTAAGATCCTCCATTAACTTGGTTAAGATCTTGGAGTCTTTAAGTTCATAGCGAGGCTCTATGTTGTGGGTACTATTCTGCTCCATAAGTCTCGTAGTGTTTTCGGATAATATTCTCAACAAACTTTTGTTTTGTTTCGCTCCAATCACTTGTATCTGTCTCGTCTTTTGATAGTTGAGCAGACACTCCGTAAATTGTTCCTTCCGCAGTTACAGATTTAGCCAGGGTGTATTCGTACTTCACATCTAAAGTAATTTCTCCTTTAAAGTAATACTCTGTCTTGTGTGGTTTTTGAATCGTAATCTCCATTTTATTTCTCGATTTTAAGTTTAAAGTAAAGGTCTCTGTATGCTTGTCTAGGTTGTGGGTAGCCAAGCTCTTCCATTTTCTCAACAAAGTATTGTACTAGCATTCTGTCCTTCCAAGAGGTTAGTATTGTATCCTCAAATGTTTTGATTCCGTAAAGGACCGTTGCGTGGTTTTTGTTTTTAAATTCGCTACCAATCCCACCTAATGTTACAGGAAGTGTTTTATACATCATCCAAAAAACTAATTGTCTATAGACTACATTCTCTCTCTTTCTGTTCTCTTCACCTGATGCGTTGTATATTTTCATTGCCAAATCTTTCATGAGGTCTATATAGTTTCTCATATTAGTGCCTATAGCAACATTGTGAATCACATGGCTAAACTTGTCAGCCTCTTCTTTTAAGTGAGGTACATAGAGAATCAAATCGTGAATGAATCTCTCTTTACGATCATTTGGCACATACTCTAGGATGTCTCCAAAATGAATTGTCTTTTCTTCTTGAACTTCCATTTTTGTTTTTGTTATTGTTTTAGGTTATTAAAAATTTCTTGAACTTGCTCTAGTGTGTGTCGTTGGATAAAGTCCCAGTAGACGAACTTGTACAGATTTTGAAAATATTTATGTTTGTAATTTTCAGAGTTGATCGGCTTGTCGAGGCCAAGTTCTTTACAAGTCCTTTTATTCGCTTTACTTTTAATTTCATCGCTGACTTCTTTAGAGATAATGTTATTGTTCCGCAAATATCTAACATTCTTTTCACAAAATCCAAATAAAACTTCAACTATTTCAACATATTTTTTATCAACACAGATATAAACAGCTTCAATGTTTTCGTAAAACGCTTCTTTTGAACCAATTAACTCACCATCCTTCAGTTTTGTAATTGCAACTTGTCGAAGGCCATACTGAAAAGCCGGATCAGAATGGTATGTCTTCGTCTTCATATTCGTGTTGTCTTGTTTCGTATTCGTCTAATAGAATTCCCTTACTATCATCTCCAATCTCTGCAAACCTTTTTGTTTTCACATCGTACACAAAGGGAACTTCTCCCACGCGACCTATGAAAGACCAACGAATTTTTTGGATGTTGATGAGGGTTTGCCCAGACACATAGTCTCGGTAAGCAACAAATCCGTTATCACACTTATTGAAGAAGTGAGCAGATCCGGCTATGTCATAAAGTGTCGGCATAACATAAACACCGTTCTCTTTCCTAATCTTTGTTGGATGAGCAATAACAAACACATGGACTCCGTAACGATCCTTGAATCGTTTAACCTTGGTGAGTGCCTCTGATATGTATTGCGTCTCACTCATTCCCTTTGGCACCTGGTGTTCAACATAGTTCCAAGGGTCTATCACAAGGCAATTGATTCCGTTACGCTTAACAAGTTCCGCAGCTTTGTCTAGGATACCATCAATGGTCACATCCATCTCATCAATCTTCATGAAGTAGAAGTACTCCTCAACAAAGTCTCTTGCCTTGTCTACCTCCTCTTGACTCATCTTTGCAGTAGGCACAAATGAGAAGAAAGGCTTCCCGATAAATATTTCAGCAAGTTCAGAAAAAAGTATCTCTGTAGGTTGCTTTTCTGGGGAAAACATTGCTATCTTCCACGAATGTTTCGCAGACAATCTGACAAGTAAATTGTTCAGAAAAGTTGACTTTCCTGCGTTAGGTGTTCCTGTAATAATTGTGAACTCTGAACCTCGGAACGAGATATGTTCATCGAATTGATTAAACCCTGCTTTCAACCCATGAGGAAACCCATTAAGATATATATCAGATATTTTCTCCTTTACGTCATTTACCTTCTCAATGCCTTCTATTGGAATTTGATAGGCTTCTGCTACAACCTTTTGAAGAAGCTCTACTCCATAATTAACTAGAATTTCATTAGCATCCTTACATCCATCGGGAATGTTTACATACCAAATCTTCTCCCGACCAAGTCTTCGCGTCAACTCCTCACGAAGAGAGAGGCCAGACGAATCGTTATCG